TGTAGCTGCTAGGGTAAAACTTACAGACTTGTTGTTCCAAGAAAACAGATTCATGCGTGACCCAAGCGTAGAAGAAATGGCGGGTTACTATCTAGGTGGCCCTGCTTTGAGTACAGGTAAACGTTTATTGCGTGGGCTATCGGACTTCGGTGAAGGTGAGATACAGCGTGGTGTTGAGAGTATATTACCGGGGGGTATAAGCAATGCTCTTGTGGCAGGTAGATACTACGCAGATGAAGGTGTTACGACTCGTAGAGGTGATTATATATACGAAGACATATCAACAAGCGAAGTATTCTTAAAAGCCGTAGGGTTCGCCCCTCTTGCTTATACGTTCCAAGTAGAACAAAACTCTAGGAACAAACGTGTTGACCAAGCGGTTAGCAAAGAAAAAACTAAATTGCTGAAAAAATATTATGTAGCCTTGCGGTTTAGTGACTACATGGAGATGGCTTCTGTAAGAAAGGACATGAAAGAATTTAATAAAAAGAACCCAACCAATCAAATTACGGCTGAGTCTATAATTAGGTCTATGAAGTCACACGTTAAAACAAGTTCTGAGATGTATAGCGGTGTTACAATATCTCCGTTGATGCGTTACGCTATTGAACAAAGCAACAAAGACTATACGCAGTTCTAAAAAAAACTCCCCAATGCCTCGGAACAAAGGGGAGTTAAGGGAGTTAGGAAGTAATCAGGGGAATGTACTCACTTCCAAGCCTATAATATCACACAGTTCTCCATATTCGTACACCTAACTTACCACTTTCTATGGTTGTTTTGGCTTTGTATTTCCATTTTTTTCTTTTAAATATTTCATTTACTTGCTCACGGGCTTTACGAGCGTTGATGCACGGCACAAAAATTGAAGCGCCAACTACCATCTTGTCCCAACGTACGATAATACGTACGCCATCAGGTGCTATGTCATCAAGTTTGCGCATCTTCTTCTAACTCTACGTTAGAGCAGTCAACACACAATACATGTGATGGGGGCATCTGTGTAGGTGTGCCTTTGGTCAAACGTATCTTCATAGTCTTGCCGTTATAGTTATCCTTAAAGTCTTGTAGTAAAGAACTGTAGTTTATCTGTAACTTGACGCACCACGCTTTCAATGCCTTGGGCACTATGTATAGCTTCTTAACATCTGTCTCGTATCTACCTACCAACCTTACACGCGGATCAAAGTCAGGTATAACTAACTCATCCATACCATTGTCGTGCCCTTTGCGTAAGTCATCCGTGCTTCTGATTTTTAGTATGCTACCCCAATGCTCGTGCACGAAGTCGTTCAATACGTCTGCCGTAGAAGAAATCATATCGTTAGCCGCAGCTTTATTCTCTTTCAATAAGCGTATGACATATCTAAAGTATTTCTCTTTGTCGTATTCTAAAAACCCAAGTTCACTAGCTAACAGAAACCCTGTTACATTAACGGTAGCACCCGCTGACCAATGCCTATCCTGTGCAGTAAGTTGTGCTCCTGCATCTAACTTCTGCTGTACTTCTTGTAGTAGATTTATAACTCTATCCATGTTCTGCATTATGTATTGCAGATAAGGTACACCTGCATGCCCATAGATATTTTGAGAGTTCGACTGGTGTGCGTCAGTTAGATGCTTAGTTTTTGTTTCATCAAATAACTTAACAGCTTTTGTTTCTAGCATACGAGCTGCTTCGGCCTTCGGGGCATTCTTAAAACCACTAATCCGTTCAATGACACTAGTGTTACCTGTAGATATAGATAGTAAACTCCACGGCTCACCCCTATGTCTCTCTGTGTTCGCGCTACCTGTCATCCTATTACGTTGTCTACCACTGGATAGTTGATAGATTAAGTTAGACAGTTCTTTACCTTCGGCATTAGTTAACTCATCAATATAATAAGGTAGGTTTTTGTATACCTCACCACGCAACATCAATGAGTTCTTAGTATCCTGCGCCTCAACTACTAAGGTCTTTGGGTTGCCCCAAACAGACGCTCCTACGTACATAGCAGTGGTCTTACCTAGTCCAGTATCCTTACTATGCACGTGGAAGCTCGAACATGCTATAGGCATGAAGGACATAAGTGGTGAACCAAAGGCACTAGCCACCATAAATTGATGTAGCTCAAAGCCATCACGGTTGTAGAAGTTAGCCATCTGCTTCCATTGTTCTAATGAACCTTTAGGTTTAAATGCGCTCATCAAACCTGCTGTAGCTTTAGATGGGGGGTTACTCTTGACACCACTGGCTGTTACTTCTTGATTACCTAAAACGAAGGCGGCATGTGTATCATCAGTCCAACCAAACTGAGTGCGTGCCAAATCAGCTTTTGTAGTAGCTTGCAACTCATTAATCCAAGTAGTCATATAAGTCATAAGTTTATCCATCTTTGTTACTGCCACGCCTTGCATGGACATTTGTTTTCTAAATTCTTCTCTTGAAGTTATTGCTGTGAGAGGGACAGTAAACTCCCTCACTCCGTCTTGTGGTAGGTGTAAACGTATTACCACAAGTTCACCAAGTTCTACATCTACAATACGACTCACGATATAAATGTCGTTGTGGTATATTAAATCTTCTGTCGCTTCACCGTCTTCGTCGGTGGTACGTATATATACACCACCATTAACGCCACGTATGTATGGCTTTGGATATGTCGGGATTTTATACGTAGTAGTAGGCGTATTTGGTAGGTCAAGCGCAGGTACTTCTACTATGTTATCTTCTTCGGTAGCTTCTCTTATGCTACCCCCCAATGTTATGGGTGACTTTACCTTGCCCCAGTGTGGGCACTTCGTACATACATCAGGCTTAAACTCATCGAAGTGTGAACATAAGTATGGGCCTTTAATCTTGTCAAACTTGTCCTGTGTTTCTTCTGCCGAATACTCAGGATGGTTCTTAGACATAACGTGTGCCGCTTTCTGCCCATCAGAACAGAACTTAGCTATGGACAGACCCGCTCTCCATATAGGCTCACTACACTCCTCTTGATTTTTTACTATGTCAACTAACTGCGCACAGCTAGATTCTCTAGTTAGTATGTCTTTAAATTTAAACTGCTTGTTACCCATCAGCGTTTCCATAACTGCACTAGCGGGTAAAGGCTCAAGTTTCTTGGGGACTGGTATCAAGTCCATACCAACCAAGTTAGAGAATTTCTCCACACTTATAGGTTCAGGTATATGTGTACCAAAGTACCCAACTTCTGTGGGTGGGTTAGACTTGTGATTGTGTGTGTCAGGTATACGTAACACACGTGCCGCATCGGCTGTAACCGCAGGGTCAGCTAGTAGGTTCTTCTCTTTACATAGCTTCTTGAGGCGTTCCGCTATCGGAACCCACTCGTCTACGCCTAGTGCTTCATCAAGTATCCAGTATACATGTACACCCCTACCAGAGTTCACCAACAAAGGTTTGGGTAACTTTAATTCTTTACAGAACCTACGTAAGTCCTGTAACGCGTCATTTTGACTAGGGTAGTCTTTAGATTCCCCACAATCTAAATCCAAAAAGAAAGACTTCAGTTCATTTACATTGGTAACTTTCCTAGAGTTAGACTCATTAAAAGTAGCTAACCCATAGTATGCGTTGTAACCTCGCGCATCTAAGTCCTTTGCCGCATCCGATAATTCTGACGTGGCTTTATAAAACTTCTGGGTTAGCTTGTCATCACCTAATTTGTATGCAAATAAACAGTAGTATCCTTGGCTCCCCAATACTTTATTCAGAAATACTTCTGTATCCATAATCCATTCCTAATTCCGAGGGTAGAGATAGCAGGGGGGCAGTACGCCCCCTTTTCGGTAAACCTAGCTAGTTTTGGGCTTAGTCGTCCCAGTCGTCTACGATTGAAGCAAGATCAGCGTCAGTCTTTTTTGGTTTAGGTGTTGCTTTTTTACTGACTTTCTTTGGTTCAGGTGTATCACCAAACTCACCTTCAATAACATTGGTGGTAGGCTTAGCTTCAACAACCTCAAACGGATTGTCTTCTTTTTGGAACTCAAAACCACCATCTACTTTACCAAACGGTGAAGATGCTTCCATCGGTACATATTTAATTACCTGTACCGCTCTTAGACGTAGGGATACGTTTGCTTCACGCATATTATATGGTATGAACACAACCGCCACGTTGACTGTGCTACCTGTAGTAAGCATGAACTCATCAGGTAGTTTAACCCCTTTTGAATCATATTGTACAGGCTTTAAGGTAGCTTCTTTACCATACGCACCTTTCAGCGTTGCTTTGTACGAGTACATGCCATCATCGTCTTTAGTGAAGGGCATCTCAATCTTCTCAGGCCACGCCTTTTCACGTTTCTCTTCGTACGCTACACACATCTCTTTGTACAAAGCCTTTGCCTGATCTTTAGACATACGGAATTTAATCTCGTACTTAGCTCCATCTTCAAACGCATCACACGGTATGGTGCGATTCTCTGCGTTATCAAAACGGTATGGTTTATTAATACGAGGCCAAAGAGCCTCAACGTTTTCAATTACATAACTACTATTTGTATTAGACATATTTCTATCCTCAAGTTGCATTTAAGTCAAAGCCACCTTCCACTACAGAAAAAGGTGAGGGTTCTCTTGTTACAGGTACAAACGCTGTAATAGCACGTTTAGTATCCTCGTGTGCTACCATTCCTGAAACAGCAATGCCCACCTCTGTATCTATTGGTCGTATAGGCTTGAAATAAAGTTTTGGAACAACGCTATCTTTATCAAACGAAATGTTTGTGATAACGCTAAGCACTGAAGTGTCGTGTGTAGATAGGTGGCGAGCATACTCTTGCATGCCCATGTTCCCACCTTGCGCTCTACCAAATATAGAATTGGCAGGTATCTGCAACTGGTACACTTCTTCAATATCACCTTCAAATACGACGGCTAGACGCTGTTGAAACCTACACGCCCTGCCACCATTACCACCTGAACCACGTACGTTCTGTGTACAGTCCATACACCTACTTGCTTGCACGTTGTCCTGTGGTACATCCGAAGATGGTCGTTGTGTGTCATTAGACCAACAGACTGGTGCAGTAGACTTGTTAGGGTCAAACTTATCACCATAGTACGATCTTGACACGCTTGCCGCATTCACGATTATGACATTTACACTATCGCCCAAGACTTCTTGCTTGTCTCTTTCTATAGAAGTAAATACACCACCGCGTATGCTCAACCTTCTCACTAGAAGTCCTCATCGGCGGAGTCAGCACCAAATTCGTACTTGCTCATAGTATCGCCAACTGTATCGTTGAACTCCTTAACATGAAAATCAGCGCCACACTTATACTCCTTATTGGTATTCAAAAAAGCCTTTTCAATCCCTTTAAGGTTGTAACGATATGTGTTACCGATCTTTACATACATATCCGCAGGTATCTTGCCTTTACGCAACCACTGGCGAACTGTATGTATAGACACACTGAACTTATCGGCTACATCACCGACTGGAACAAAATTATCTGACATTACTTTCTCCTCACTGAAACAACGTATTCAGAATCTACGTTTAACCCTTTAGGTACAAGGGTCGGGTTCTCTTCTAAGAACTGCTTCATGTTATTCTGGTTGACACGTTTATCCAACAACTCTGGTACCTCGTTCTCTAGTATGAACTCATGTAACGAAGACCAATCGCTAGTCCAATAACGTGTTCTCGCAGAACGATAAAACAATCCCGCAGAAGTCCTTACACTATCGACACCTTGTTCTTCGCAGTATTCCAACAAGGCTCTTTTTACCTTATCTAACTGCTCAACTAACTCGGCATCTTTCTCTTTAAAGTCTACTGATAACTGACTACGTTTATCTTTTATCTTTAAATAAACAGTAGTTAGCTTCTCGGCAGTCAACTTTTCCTCACTCATTTTACGCTCCTTTATAAAAGGGATAGCTAACATAGCGTAGTATTGTGTACTAGTCAAGCACTTCCTTATATAAGTCGATCATCTTTGTGTGAACGTCTATTCTGTTGTCCAATAACGTGTAAACACGTTTCTCTACGTACGATCCTTGAAGATGTACCACCGTACACTTTTGATCTTGACCTGACCGGTGCACCCTAGCATTTGCTTGCGCGTATGTTTCCAAAGAACTAGTGGGTGCCCACCATATAACAGTGTTTGCCGCTGTGAGCGTTACACCATGTGCCGCAGACTGCGGTTGTATTACTAAAACTTTGGGGTCGTCTTGTTCTTGAAAGCGTTTGAATATATCAGTACGTTTGGGTGCAGGTACATCACCATTAATTACCTCTGTGGTTATACCATCACTACGCAACTTATTAGTAAGTAACTCAATCGTGTGCCTGAAAGGGACAAACACCAAAACTTTTTTACTCGACTCATCAATTACTTCACGCATCACCTTATAACGATTTGTTATATCAAACTCCAATGCCTCACCAGTATCGGTATATACAGCACCAGAAGATATTTGTAGCAACTTGTTCATATTAACTGCCGCATTAGCCGCAGTGATCTGTTCTCCTGCCGCTTGCGTAATCATTTTATCCTTCAACTCTTTATAGTATTTTTTCTGCTGTCGCGTCATATCCACCTCACGCTTTACATAAACCATAGGTGGTAAGTCTAAGCATTCTTCTTTCGTATAACGTATGGCAGGTTGAAGTACCCTGTGAACTGTTTCGGTGGCATCTTCTCTTGGTATCCACTTAAAGTTAGTCACCTTGACCATAACTTGATCTCGAAACGACCCAAAGAATCTAGGGACATTATCTTTGTTTACTAGCTTGGCTAAACCATACGCATCTGTAGGGCTTTGTGCCGCAGGTGTACCTGTCATCATCCACAACCAAGTATTTTTGTTGATTAGTTTGGCTAGAGTCTTCCAACGCTTTGTCTGTACATTTTTATAGTGTGTAGCTTCATCTACAATAATTAAATCAAAGCCACCTTGTTGTACAGATTCTTGTACAATCTCCACACCATCGTAATTTATTATCACGTACTCAGCATCGCCTTCAATTATTTCTCTACGCTTCTTTGCCGTACCATACGCCACGTCTACCTTTCGGTGCATCGCAAAATTAAACAGGTCATTACGCCACGCGGACTCCATTATAGATAGAGGGCATATAACTAACACTCTGTTTACTTTACCTTGCTCTATCAAATAGTCTGATGCCCAGATAGCACTGGCTGTCTTGCCTGTACCCTGTTCATTGAAACAAAATGATCTTTTATTCAAAGTAAAAAAACTTGCCGTAGCTTTTTGGTGGTCGTAGGGGTCGTATCTACCTGTCCACTCGTACCTACCTTCTATAGGTGATGGCGCGTTTATCCCCATATTCCTCAAAACTTGCACTTCATCCACTCCCCAATTTACCAAAACTTCGTGTTCTGACAACTTCTTACTCTTCGGAATCACATTCTCCACACGCCCCGGTGCGTGAAGGTTCAATAGCAGGGCCTTGTTCTCTACAATCTTCAATTTTTTATTCTCCATAAGTTAGCGTCGTAGAGCGATATACGCTTACGATATAATTGGCCCCGCTTCGCTACAGATGGGGCTAGGTCTGGCATGTGGGGGTAATCTTCTAAGCAACCCCTTAGCTAACTTGATTTTTACGGCTATTAAAAACGAACCACAAAGGAGGAGGAACGAACCGCATTTTTTTACGACGCATCAAGCTAAGCGTCGGACACACCAAGCAAAAACTATTTCTTGTTGGGCTTATGCCCATTCCTAGATCTATTCTTACTAGGACTTTCTAACTTGTAACCATCTTTGTTACTGCCACCTTTACTCAACATCTTCTTGTGGCTTATGTCTTTACCCTTTCGTTTTGAGTATCCGTTCTTTCTATCAAACTCGCGTCTAGCACGTTGGCGTTCCATCCTAGCCTCATGTGCCGCAGACCCAAGAGGGGGGTTAACTTGTTTCTTTCTATCTTTCTTGTTCTTGTAAGGCATCAGTGTCTACCATTATGCACGCATTCTGTAACAATGCAATGTCGTTTACACAACCCACTTTGGTGGGCATTCCACACATCTTTTTTCCAAGCCTGTTCCATGCGAGTAAAGTCAGCCATCCACTTAGCCCACATGTCAGGTTCATCTTCTTTGTAATACTTGTCACGTACAAGTTCATTACACACAACAAACAACAGCCCGCCGCGCACAGT